CATGCCTAAGCTAGCAGAATATGTACTTGGTACAGGTTTTGGGGTAAAGAATCCAGAAGCATTTTTAAATCAACCACCTCCTCAGGGAATGGAAGCAGAAGGCGGAGTACCAATGGGTCCTGGAGGACCACCTATGGCTCCTGAGATGATGCCTCCTGGCCAAGCTGGAGGACCTGAAGGTCAAATACCACCAGAGTTACTACAAGCTTTAATGGCACAGCAGGGTGGCGGACAAGCACCACCACCACAAGCAGCAGCAGGACCACAGGTATTATCTCCTGAAGAAATTATAAACATAATTCAGGGATTACAATCTGGAGAACTTACTCCACAAGATTTACCTCCAGAGGTTCTAGCCCAAGTTGAAGAATTCTTAGCTCAACAGGGTGGTGGACAAGCTCCACCTCCACCTCCAGCTGAAATGCAAGCAGCTCAGGGGCAAGTGCCAGAAGAATTAGCTTTAATTATTGAAGGTTTACAATCTGGAGATTTAAACCCAGAAGATGTTCCGCCTGAAATCCTAGCTCAAATAGAAGCTATGATGCAAGGGCAGCAACAATAAAATAACAATTTATGTAATAAAAAATCTATGTATATAGGAACAACCTTAAAGAAGGAAGAGGAATCCAATGAGTGAAAACGACATTGAAATTAATGCTAACGATACTGATTTAGAAAACCCCGCAATAGACGGACAAGTAGAAGAATCTTTCGAGGTAGCAGATGCCCCAGTAGAAGAAGAAATAGAACTTTTTGATTATACACAGTTTGCTGATAATAAAGTAAAACTGCAAGTAGACGGTGAAGAAGTAATAGTTCCATTAGCAGAGGCAATAGCTGGGTACCAGCGTCAGGCGGATTATACCCGCAAGACACAGGAACTTAGCGAACAAAGAAAGCAAGCCCATTTTGGTGTAGCCCTCCAGCAAGCGCTAGAGGAAGACCCATCGGGAACCTTGCAGATGTTGCAAGAGCATTACGGAGCTGTCCAAACGTCAGAAGACGACGAATGGCTAGACCCAGCAGAGCAGCATCTACGACAGTTAGAACAAAGAATTTCTTCCTTTGAGCAAGCAAGAGCAATGGAAGAGCTTGAAAGAACTGTTGATTCTTTACAGACAAAATATGGAGACGAATTCGACCCCGAAGAAGTAGTCGCTAAAGCACTTGCACAAGGCTCATCTGACTTGGAAGCAGTTTTTAAACAAATTGCTTTTGATAAAGTATATGCCCAAGCTCAAGTTGGCAAAAAGAAGCTAGCTGAAGAATCAACTAGAACTCAAGCTAAACGTGAGGCAGCAGTTGTTTCTGGTGGCAATTCGGCAAAGACTACATCTCCTATTAAATCTGATGCACCAAAATCAGTATATGAAGCTTATGAGGCTGCAAAACGCCAATTAAACTTAAATTAACATTAACCTCTATAAGGAGAAAACAACATGGCCGCAAATGCCGACTTTAATGCAATTCTATCAACGACATTGCAAAACTATCAGCCAACATTGGTTGACAACATATTCAAGGACCTCGTCCTTCTTAACCACCTCAACGAAAAGGGCAGAGTCCGTGTCGAAGAGGGCGGTACCCAAATAATCGAGCCATTGATGTACGCAGTAAACGATACTGTTGCAACCTACTCAGGCTATGACACGATTGACCTTACCCCACAGGACGGCATCTCAGCTGCAGAATACGATTGGAAGCAGATGGCTGCTTCTATCGCAATCAGCGGTATTGAAGAAGCTAAGAACCGTGGAACAGAAGCAATCATCAAATTGTTGAATGCTAAGATTATGCAGGCTGAAATGTCATTGAAGAGCACGCTTAACGCACAACTTTTCGGTTCAGCAGCAGGCGGAAACGACTTTAACGGTTTGGGCAACATTGTTGGAACCCAGAACAACACAGTCGGTGGAATCAACTCAACCACCAACACCTGGTGGAACCCAACACAGGCAACAACCATGGCTGCAACGCTTTCGCTTACAAACATGGCTGATGTCTACAACCGTGCTTCAAAAGGAAGCGATGTTCCTGACCTTATCGTCACGAACACCAGCTTGTTTGAAAAGTATGAGTCATTGTTGACAAACAATGTTCGTTACCAGGATGTATCTAAGGCTAATGCTGGTTTCCAGAACTTGATGTTCAAGCAGACACCAATCGTGTTTGACCTTGAGCTTGCAGTTGACACATCTGATGCGCCAATGTACTTCCTCAATACGAAGTACCTCAAGCTCACCGGATTAAATGGTTACTGGTTCTCAACTTCAGAGTTCATGAATGGTACTGTAGCAGGCGTTGACGCTCGTTACGCATTGGTACTTGCTTATGGACAGTTGACCTGCAGCAACCGTGCACGTCAGGGTTACATCACAGCTGACGCGTGATATAGTTTCGTTAGTAGGGGAAGTTTAAAAGTTGTCATCCTTCGGATAACTCTTCCTCTACTAACGATTATATAAAATAAAACAAATTCTAATTAATAAAAATTAGTTAGGTATCTGCCGAAAGGCAAGGAGAAATACAACTATGGCAACAAATAACAAATTTATAGTAGAAAGAACAAACGTTCTTTCAGCCGACGTAACACTCGGTGTAGCATACGCAGCACTTGATTCAGGAGACTTCGGTTTCTACGGAAAAGCTGGAGAGACATATGAGTTTAATGCTCGTATTGCTTACTCAGCAGCCAACTCAACAGATGGTGCAGCATTTTCAGTTACTGCATCAGCAGTCCCAACAGCAATTGCATTCATTTCAGAATACAACACAGATTCAACCACAGTCGTTCGTACGGCTTGTGTAGCAATTGACACCCCAGACCACGGTTCGGCTTCTGTCGCAATCGGAACTGGTTTAAACCAAGCATTCATCCATGGTGTAATTACTCCATCTGCTGATGGATTCATTGGCGTAAGTGGTATTGCAGAGAATGCATCATCAATCATTGCCAAGGGTGGACTTTCTACTCTTGACTGGAAGCGTATTTTCGTTGGCGACAACGAGTCTTAATTTTAAGCTACCGTAGGGAGTGCCACCAGGGGTTTAATCCTCTGGTGGTATTTCTCTAAAACATTTTAACAACGAAGGATTTTATGAATAAAGAATTTCAAAATCAAGGACAAGGATTAGCTGGAACGGAACCTTATGGTTCTGTTGGTGGAACTCGTTCTATAACAAGCTCTTATGCGCCCTATCATAATTCAAAAGTAGAAATTGCTCCACCATCAGGGATTGAATATGGTGGAGTTTTTTACGCTAAAGGACTTTGTCAGGCTATAACCCTGAAAGACATACAGTGTAAAGCTCCAAAAGCAAAGGGTACTGATTATTGCATTGGGCACCTTGCTCGTCTCAATAAACTTGGAGAAAGCCCTGAAGAAAGCCCTGAAGAAATTTCAGAATAGATTGGAAATAAATAATGGCTGCAGCCTTAACCACTGGTATTAATACTTATTATTTAATACAGTATCTTGAAGACATATCAGAACTGGATATTGGCATTGGTGACGAAGTTGATATTAATCAAACTTTAGTTTTACAATTTATAAAAGAAGGTTACCAAAGAGTAATTTCTCTTTATGACCGTTGGCCTTGGTTTCAATCTATCTATACTTTTGATACAGTTAACAACCAACGTGGATATAGCACTGGTTTTACTTTAACTAATACAACTTCAACTGCAATAGCAACTCCTTCAGCTGGAAGAACTTTCTCTGATATTGCTCAAATTATTAATCTTGTTAATAATACAAATGGTGGCAATGAATTAATTTATATTGACCAATTTAAAGCAGAATCAATATGGGTTGGAACAAGTGACCAATCTGACATTCCTGCTTACTGGTCTTTGTGGGCTGGACAAGTTAACCTATGGCCTAAACCAAATGATGTTTATGCTATTACAATGCGTGGCTATAGAGTTCCAAGCTTAGCTTGGTTAGATAACTTAGGCGCAAACTCAACTGAATATGTTGACCTTGATACAGAGTTCCACATGATGCTTATCAACTTTGTGATGATGCGCATTTTCCAGTATCAAGAAGACCCAGAAATGGCTGCCGTTTATCAGCGTCATTTCCAAGAGGGTGTAGCAATTGCACAGCAAAACATAACTTCACCAAATGCTAACCAACCTTTAATAATGAGTGGTGGACTACTTCTTAATGGAGCTGCTAATACCGCTTATGGTTATAGCTATGGCCCATCTTTCAACGTTATACCTGGTAACCCTAGTCCTTTTGGCAGGCCATGGTAGCAATTAACTTTTTGCAAGCATCTGATTTTACTGGTGGCATTAACTTTCGTGCTGACCAATTTCAGTTAGCTCCAAATGAGTCTCCGGGAATGGTTAATGTTGACATTGACCCACGTGGTGGTATCTTCAGCCGTGCCGGATATCAAACAAAACATTCATCTCCAATATCTTTTTCTGGAGAATGGAATCCAAAAGGATTATATGATTTGCGTGGTACAACACCAAACATTATGCTGACAACGGGTTATCAAACAACTGGTTCATATAACGGTAGAGTTTATAAATCAATAGGTGGAGACTTTACTACTTTAGACAGTGGTGCTTCTACTCCCTTAAATGTTATATCAACCAACGGTGCAAGTTTTACAACGTGGAATTTAACTTTATATATTGCATTAGGTTCAGGCGCAACCAACATGTACAAGTGGGCTACTGGCGATACCTATGCAACTTCTTTATTAGCATCTGGTCCTACTTGGCAGCCTTATGCTCAACCAACTGGTGGCTATATGCCACGAGCAGAACTTTGTGTAGCTCACGCAAACAAAATGTTTGTTGCTAATACTTATGAAGATGGTGTAGCTTATCCTAATCGTCTTCGTTGGTCACATGAGAACTTGCCAGAAGATTGGTATCAAGATGATTATATTGATATTAACGCTGGAGGAGAAGGAATTCGTGGCATTGTAATTGTTGATGGTCAATTGTTAATATTTAAACAAAAAGCTATTTATCTATTAATGGGTTATGATGCTGACTCTTTCCAACTTGTAGAGATGTCAACTAATCTTGGCATTGACTATCCTCAGCAGGCCACCTATGGTAGTGGTGGTGTTTACTTCTTTGATTTTCCTAATGGTTTATATTTTTATAATCGCAATGGTATTACTGATATCTTTGAAAGAATCCGCCCAATTATAATTAATAATGAAATCAATACAACTGTATTAGATGATATAACATTATCATTTGTAAACAATAGACTATGGGTATCAATGCCGTATCAGGATGAGGCTATAGGTTCACCTCCTGCTTATCCTTCTGTTAACTTTATTTTTGATTCAACGATTGGACCTAATGGTGCATACACAATGTATCAGTCAGCTCCAGCGTTATCAGATGATGTAACACCCGTAGAAATTCCTGGGTTTGGTTTACTGTCAGGCACTGAGTGGAGAGATGCAAACGACACTGCATGGTTCTTAATGATTAATCCAGATGGAGATTATCCATATGTATTTTCTGTAGATGATTACGAATACACAAGTGATGATTACTTAGTCGGCACAACTCCACCATTAACAGGAGAATTTAAATCATCATATACTACAGCGTGGTTTGACGATGGTCGTTATGTACAATTAAAATCATTCTTAAGACCATATTTTGTTATGAAAGAAGTTGATGCACCAACTGCTGTTTTATTAAAAATATATAAAGACTTTAACGAATCAACAGTTAAAGGTGGAATTAGAACTATTGATTTAAACCCAACTGTTACTGGTGGAACATATGGCACTGGCGTATATGGAACAGCCGTATATGGAACAGATAC